CTAGATATTGAGAGCTGTAAGCGGATTAAACCTCACCGCATCACTCAAATGGTTTGGTGAAAAGTGGGCGTAAATCATCGTGTGGTCGATATGCTGATGGCCTAGGATTTCCTTCAGTACAAGAATGTTGCCGCCATTCGTCATGAAGTGACTCGCGAAGGTATGACGTAAAACGTGAGTTGCTTGTCCTTCCGGTAAGTGGGGAAGGGCTTTGGTCAGCCATTTGTAAGCTACGCCGTAACCGCAAGTGAAAAGGCGATCATTGGTTGGCTTATAGATTTGGTTATACAACTCTTCAGAAATCGGTACCGTTCTATTGCGTTTGCCTTTGGTGTTGTTGTAGGTAATGCGGTATTTAGTCAGGTTAGCGCCTTTCAGATAAATCGCTTCTCTGATTCGCGCTCCTGTCGCTAGGCATATTTTATATATCTTCGTTAGTTCATCACCAACCGGGCTTTGTTGAGCAACTTCAAACAAGTGGTGAATTTCCTGCTCAGTCAGAAACGCTAGTTCGGACTCGGGTTTTTTGATTGCCTCAATACCATCGGCTGGATTAGGTAGTTTCCACTCTCCAAGCTTTATTAACTTATTGAACATCGCTTTTAGCTGCCCAAAATCTACGTTATTCGAAGCGATAGAAAGTTCTTTGTGTTGCTGGCCTCTGCCTTTGTTGGCACGGCTAGCTCGATAAGTGGCAAGTTGCTTTGAATTAAGCTGTGAACCTATAGGGTTGCCCAAGTCGAAAACCATACTTTCTAAGCGTAGGCGAGTATGGTCACCGGACTTGAGATTCTTGCCATGTAGCTTAAACCACAACTCGACCAACTCAGACAAACGACGGTGATCGGGTTTGTCACCAAGCCAGGGCTTGTCGTTAACTTCGCGCATGGTGAACTGTTCAAAAGAGACTGCTTCACCTTTAGTAGCAAAGCGTTTGCGAATGCGCTTACCAGCTCGGCCCTGTGGGTAACACTCACAGAGCCAAGGTTTTTTTCTGCCGTCTTTTAGGTTTCGGATAGACATAATGGGGCATGATTACTGTTTTTATATACAGTAATGATGTTTGGAGAATTTCTCAATGTTTAAATTGATAGGGAACTAACAAGCATGAAGAAGATCCATTTAAAGTTAGTGATAGAAAATTTTACAAATAGAATAGTCTCAGCTAATCTAACTTTTTGATGTTGGGTTGCTTATTGAGGAGGAAGTTTATGGCCGACTTTATATACACCCTTAATTCTACGATGGTACTAATATAGTGCTAATAAACTGATAAGGATGATCCAGTTAGTTATTAATTGGTTATCCGGATTTAGTGATAGCTTGGAAAGCAACGTTCGTGAAGCAAAAATTGTAGATGGATCGAATGGCGTGGACCAAGCATGCTGTGAGGCTTAACTGAAGGTACTTTGGTGGTTATGCTTCTTACCGAAACTACAACGTAGTGGAAAAGGTTTGGTTACGCTTATCGTAAGAAGTTCGTAGGTCGAAGTATCACTCCGTCATAAATAAATTAGCCCCGTAGTCGGGGCTTTTAAATCACGAAAACGCTACTTATTGCTGTCAATTACATGAGCCCAAATTCGCTCACATAATTTGGTTAGCTCTGGGGTTAGCTTCCAGTCTGTATCTTCGGAGTTCATAATCTCGATGGCTGTATGACAGAACTTTACTTTGTCTTTTATAGTTCCAGATTTATCTGAATATAACTTTCGGTCAGGATCCCGAAGCGACTTCTTTTTTACAAACCGTTCAAGAATAATTCCAACGCCTTCATCTTTTTTTTCAAAGCGGTCTTTGGGTATATTATCGAAAGTATTTGTACTTTCGCCGATCCCATTAAAAGTGCCCCAACGTGCTTTGGCAGTTTTGATTAATATGTCATGTGGAATATAGTTTTCAATTTCCTTCCATTTCAATAATTCAAAACTCTTACCGAGATCCTCTCTCAGCTTTTTGACTCTTTCGCCTTTACCATCTATGTCTGCATCGGCGATGAGCAATATTTTGTGGTTAAGCTTTCTTGCTGGTGTGCTGTTAATGTGTTCACCTGAGTTTGATGCTCCAAAATACCAGTGTGTAATATTACTGCCCTGATACTCTGTAAACACAAAATGCAAGTTTTCGTGATAACTAGAAAGTTGATTAGCTTTTTTCTCGTGACCTTCTGCCCGAATTTCTTCTATATACTTGTTGAGGTATGTACGGAGATACAACTTGTCGGTTATTCCTTCCACCCAGATAGAGCAGTTTGCCAGGAGAACAGATGATGCGCGAACACCCAGCTCAGTAAGGAGTGCTTCAAACTCTGCAGCGGGAGTAACTTCCGTTTCACCCTGTTCACTCTGGCGTACTTGTTGAATTGACACATCGTCACGCTCTTGCGCGATATCTAAAAAATGATTTGAATGCGTGGTAATGTAGAACATATGTTCTTTATGATTAGCATAGGTCTCAACAAGAGTTCTCTGCAATCCCGCATGTAAGTAAAGTTCTGGTTCTTCAATAAAGAACATCGTCGGTTTGGTAGCCATAAAAACAGGGTAAGTCAGCATTATTATTGACTGGATACCATCACCTAAGTCATATATAGGACGCTCTTCTTTTACCCCCTCTTTGAAATAAACAACATCGGTATCGATTCTTGGTACAAGTGAGATATCTTGACCAAAAAAGAAGTTTTCCGATAAATACTTTTCATATTTACGGATCTTTTCTCTTTGTTCAAATGTACCTAACAGATGGTTTTTAACATTTTCATATAAACTATGACCTGTGAAAATGTATTCTTTAAAATTCGACTTAGGGAAATAATCCAAAGACGTTCTTTTATGGAATAAATCTGAGCTATCAATATTTCTGAGGCTCCTCAGCGTCGGTATATATATAGACTCCCAAGGTGCTAATCTTAATAATTTCTTTATTTTTTCTAATTTTTCTTGGTTTAATACTGGGTCTATTAAGTATTGTTGAACTAGGTCTTCATATTTCCTATGGTTTAGATTCATATTGGTTAGAATATTTTCAGTTAACTGCTTTACGCCTACTGATTTACCATCTTTTATAATTGTCTCTATGTTTGACTTTAATTCATTAACACTAAAATTTAGAAACCGTTGAAAAGATATCTCCTTTTCTTTATCGAAGGTTTGCAAGTAGTCTATAAACTCTGTTAGAGGTACTAAGTCAGTATCGAATATTAGCTCGCTTTTCCCTTTTATATAAATATCTCGTAGTAACCTACTTTTCCCTGAATTATTAGGACCAATAAAAAAATTAATTTGCTTTACAGAAGTGAGATCCCATGTTGCAGAGTACTGGGTTCCATCACTAAATGTAATTTTATTAATGTAATTTGTTAATTTCATAATGGTATATGCTATTTTACTATGCTACAGCTTCCGCTTGTTGTTCTTTCTCTATAGCAAGACTCTCACGGTACTCTGCGGCATCTGCTTTAAGCGTCCAATGGACATCGGTAACCCCATGATGTTCAACAGCTTGTTTAATTTCTGCTACTGAAGTTCTAAAGAACTCTTTGCGAGGGTTAACTTTGTTCACTGAATCTAAATCAAATCTTCTATGTAGTTCTTTTTCTAGAGCAGGAGCATCTTCACTGTAAATCATAGCGTGGACATCGAATGAGAAAGGAACTGAGGCATCTCCTAGCTCTTTGACTCGATCCATTGGCTCTAATCTTCGAGTCATACCAATCTTAAAGACTTCTTCACCAAAGCTGCCGATGTTACTAATAACGTAAACATGGCCTCTGCGAGTTTGTTGAGCCATAGAAAGGGCGCGTTGGCCTTTCTCTTCTGCTTCTTTAAGTTTTTCCTCGAGTCCAGCAAGCTGTGATTCGTATTGAGCTCTTTGCTCATCATTCGCGGCGGCAAGTTCAGCTCGAGCTTTCTCAAGCGCTTTTTGAAGCATACGTTCTTCTTTCTCTGCTTCTTTACGCGCTTTTTCCATTTCTCTAATAGCTCGTTCTTCTTCTCGAATTTGCGCTTTGATTTCGGCTTGTTCTTCTCTTTCGATTTTTTTGAGTTCAAAAGCGGCTACTGCCCATTTAAGTTCATTGAGTCTTGCATCTAGGTACTCATGATTGATGCGTGCATTTCTGAAAGGGGCGCCATTGTGATTAACTAGAGCAAAAGCGTCGATGATTTCTTGTTTAATTTTCCCGTAATTATCATGTTTAACTTTCGCTAGTGCGCTGTCTACTTTCCCGTTAAATGCATCGACAGCAAAATGAATGGCATAGGTTTTGCGGTGAATTTCTGCATAATCACAGGCGCCAGCATAACCATCCTTAACCATATCTCTAACTCTCTTCCTTGCCGCTTTGAGTTCTTCACCTGCTTCTTTATGACCAAACTCATCAGCTAAATCGTCTAACACAGAGTGGTTAGGGATAATGTAGTCATCCTTGTAGCCTTCAATGGTGTTTCGCATCGCACGAATAGCTTTATCATACGAGTCTGCTTTCGCTTTAGCTTCGTAAGCATCGCCTGCAATTACCTTCGCTTGAGCCTCAGCAAAGCTAATAACTTTCTCAGCTTCGACTCTAGCCTCGCTCTTAATTACTTCGGCTTTTTCTTTCGAATCTTTCAATCGTTGGGTCGCTTCTGACCTGATAGACTTCGCTTCCTGGCGAATTTCGTCCGCGTTTGCTTCGGCTTCAGCTAGCAACTTTAAAGATTGATCTCGTTTAGATGCTGCATCTTCTTCTGCTTCATCGAGTAATTTGGCTGCATGACCTTCTATATCTATGATCGGCCCATACTTAGTTTTCAAGTCTCTCCGCTCTTCTTCAAGGCGGGCAACTTTGCCGTATGCATACTCGAGTTGTTTATTAAAGTCTGCTATTTTTTCTTCGTAAGCCTTTTTGTTCTTTTTACCTCGTATGATGCTAAGAATGATAATAAACATAGGTAGGAATATAACAATAAGGCTCAATACAGCATCTTTATCCATAAGTTTTTCTCCTAGACAACCAATTAATAATTATTTTTCTTAAAATTCGGTCCTCGTTTAGTTGTTTTGTAGGTCCGAGTGACCGTATGCTTTATTTTCTACCAATCCTTTCGCGCATAGTTTTTTGCTGTCCATTTATAGACTTCGCTATCCCAACCATCTCTTTCATGTCTCTCAAAAAATCGGGGACGTTGTTTGTATCAGCTTTACCATCATGAAAACTAAAGAAATTTCTAGCTAGTTCCTTCTTGAGGTGTGTTCTCTCTTCTAGATCTAGCTCGGACAAGTATGCCCCTATACTAGATAGTTGAGTTCCTCTTTGTCGGTATAGGTTTTCCTTCGAACGATGACTAGCTGATTCTTTCAATAAATAGATAAAAGGCCCAGTTAGCAGTGTGATAGTTAAAAATCGAACAAGAAACCACTGTGTGGAGAGTTCTGCGTCTGTGGTTGTGCTAGAACCAAAGAATCCTAAATAACTATTGAACAGATATAGAGAAAAGAAAATTACAGAAATTAAACCAACAACTCCCCAAAGCCTAAGCTTATCCGCCACTTTTTTTTCTGTATCAGCTTGAATTCTATTAGCGTTAGATTGGTGAGCGTTGCTTATATCTCCTAATATTTTTTCAATGTCCTGCTTGTGCTTATCAAATTCATTGATTTCGCGTTCAATCCGAGCAGTGATAGATGATATCTGAGCATCGACTTGTTTGTGGAATTTATTTGCAGCTTCTTGGGATGCTACCTGAATATCATTTACACTTGTTCGTGTTTGCCTTGTGACGGCCTCTAAATTTTCACTTTGCTGAGTGGAAAAGTTCTTGTCGAGCTTTTCTATTAACTCACCTGTTGTTTCGAAAAGTCTTTCTTCTTGATGTATAAACTCTGTTTTTAGTTGTTCTAGCTTTTTATCTAAACTACGAACTTTTATATCAATTCGATTAAAAATTTCATCTTGGTACTTTTTTAGTTCATCTTTGCTTGAGTTGGCTTCAAACTCTATTTCGTTTTTAAAATTATGCTGAAATGTGCTTTGCGAAAGGCGTTGCTCTTCTATCGCACATATTGTCAGGGTTGATTCTATAGATTGAGCTATAGCCAGAGTATAATAATGAGTATCCAAAAAGTTTATCAGCTTCTCTTTAGCATCATTTATAATAGCCAAATCTTTGTTGCTGATGGTCTTCTTATTGAGAGATGAATTACTGAGTTTAATAGCATCATTTATAGTTACGCTTAAAATCTGTAGCTTATATTTTAGTCTATTCAGGTACTCTAATAGCTCAATGGTGTCTCTTTCATTATTAGAGTTTAGATGGAATTCAAGAAGCTCGGAAGGAAGAATTTGGTTACCAATATCTTCACCTAAATACATGACAATTTCAGGAAGTGTTACTACTTCCGACATTGCAGAGTACTTTTGTATCTGTTCTTGAAGTTCCTTTAGAAGCTTAATGACAAGCTGATTATTAAGGTGTAGAGATGTGCTGATGTTTGTAGTAATTTTAAGCATGCTTTTTCTCAGTCGCTACCGCCACGCGGCCAATCACTTTGATATCTTGTTCTGATACTTCAACCGTCGAGTTGCCAAACACGACTGCTAACTTGTTTGGTAATCGTTGAATGTGGTTAATGGACAGACGCCCATTCATATCAATCAAATACTCGCCACTTACAGCATCGTTCTGCTTTTTATCTATCAGATAGCGGCCTTCGTTCGTTTCGATTTCAATGGTGTTACTAGCCTCTAAATCCCAAGAGTTAAACATGCGTTGTGCGTATGGAATCTCTCCAGTTGGCACAAGCTGGCCGTTCGTAAGGCAGAAGCTCTTAATTGCGACGATGGCTAACTGAGGGTTCTGTAACTCTGGACTAGATGAAGTTACCTCTGCTTCAGGCGCTTTTTGATTGCCCCAAAAAGAATGGTGTAATTCGGCTTCAGGATAGTCGTTGGGAAGAATCAGCTCTTTAACCGGGATGCCCGTACGTAAATGAGTTCTTACAACCAGTTCGTGTGAGTTTCTGTTGTGTGAGTTCCAAGTACTAAAAGTGGTTTTAGGTACACCATATATCTGCGCCAGTTCTCCAAGAGAATTTACGCCATTGATTTCTTTTAGTTTGTCAGTGAATGCCTCGCCTTTGATGTAATCAAAAATAGCCAATTCTGCACTCATAATCGTTCACCATTATGTGATTGATTTCAATTTTGTACGAAAATGCGTTGACCGTACGAAAAATCGGATCAATACTAAACTTGTTTTCGGATGCTACGCCGACCAAAGCAAGAGACAACCGAAGAAGATAGATATAAATACAAGGATATCACCATGTTAACGTACAAGATACCTCCACTAAGTCCATATGTGACTTACGAAGAATACTCTCGCCTGACTGGTTTACCTATGGGCACCATCAAACAATACGTGACTGAAGGTCGCGTCATCATCAAGCCAAAAGACAAACGCCGCGATAAGCCGCTGATTAACATGGTTGCTATGCACGAAATGGCGGCGCGTGAAGCCATTGTTGCGCTTGGGTAAGTAATGGGCTTTTCCTCTCTTATTCCAACTAAAACGCACTGCCCAATGTGGCTAAATGTGTTCGCGTTGGTTGTCATTCTCGTACCGCCTTTGATGTAAGAGTGTGGATCATGGACGCAAATATCGCTATGTGCGGATTCCGCGAACGCAAACAGCAATCTTTTAACGCTGCATGCTGCGACTTCGCTATCAATCACAATATGGAAAAGCTGGCTCCACGCATCGGCCTAACTGGGAGAATGCTGCGTAACAAGCTAAACCCAGAACAGCCTCACAAACTAGATCCAGTGGATTTGGCATTGCTGAGTAAAGAATCCGGCGATTACACCATTGTGAACACACTCTTTGCTGACCTAGGTGTCGTGACGGTTCAGTTACCTCAAGACGGGGAAGAGAAGAACCTTCTAGAGCGCACGTTACTTAACAACCAATATTCAGGTGAGCTGTCTAGCGATGCAATGCACATGTGCAGCGCAGACCGTTTACCTCGCAGTCAAAAGCGCAAAACCATTGCCAAGGTTCAAGCGGCCATCGGCAACTTGGTTTTGTTCGTCAACGATTTAGAAAATCGCACCACCGGCTTTCAGCCACTCATGCAAATGGGCACAGATTTCCTCGCCAACGGTGCGCCACTTCCAGGCTTAGCCTAAGGAGAACCAATGAGTCAGCTAGCTATTCAACAAGAACAACAAAAGCAAATACCTAACGCCAGCGAGAGCATTGCCGCTTGTAAAGCCTTGTTCAATGGTTCCGCTACACGCGGCAAGTTGAAAAAATTGTGGGACGCTATGCCACCACGTTTTCGCGGTATGGTTTTAGTCGCCGGTGATCTGAAAGCCTCGGAGCACGTGCGAGAGTTTGAAAGCTTTAATGATTTGGAACTTCAAAAAATCCGTAACGGCATGCAACAGATTAAAGAAATCGCGACGTTGTTCGATCGCAATCTTGGTGATGTTCGACGCCTCAAGCATTACCAACTCAGTAGTACGCATTAATTCTCCAAGCCTTTGCCCCTGTAACAGGGGGCTTTTTTTCGTCTTAGCGTAGGAGCATAAAAGATGAATCTAAATGAAGTTGCAAACAAACTCGCTATCCAAACAACCATCAATAGTCTGTTCGCTTTGGCGTTGGATAGCTCAGACGTCATCAGTATTCGTATCGAGTACTCATCAAAAATGAGCCTTCTCAACGTGATTGTGTTCGACGAAAACACAACGAATCACGCTCACAACGTTGTGTTGATTGATAAAGAGCGTGCGCTTGAAGAGCTATTGAACATTGAAGATTACCTGATTGAACGCATTGCTATTCGTCGCGATAAGAAAGAACTGGAGCCTGATTTATGCAATATGCCGCAATAATGCTTTGTCCAGCTGGCGGTGTTATCCGCCATGAAGACACTCAAGAAGTTGCCAATGTAATGGTTGGCGACTTCGACTCGCTAGACCAAGCGATCGAACAAGCGTGCGTATCCCTCAGTTGCACTCATTTAACCAAAGGCGTTTTGAGCAAAGGCAATGGGAAAGGCGGCTTTATGTTGGTAACGACCCAAGAACTGGAGGCGGTATGAAAAATAAAAGGATCACTTCAGTTAGTGTCGGTGATGATGTCATTCAAATTTTGGAAGGACGAACAAAGACATATGAAAAGTGTGCTATTGCATATTTTGCTGGGTCGGAAGGATGGGGCATAACCATGACTATTCGACTCGAAGAGGTCGAAGGTTTTCTGAAGTCTCCTGATACACAGAGACTATTCGTTAAGTTTTCGAAAGAAAAATTAGGGATAGAGTATGAACCAGTCTGACCTTCTCTATATCGGCGGGGCAGTGATGCCCCTGGACCGAATCAAAAATAACGACGCCAGCTATAATGCTGGTTTTTTAGGTTCCAAAATTTACTCAGACCAAGAACAAGCGCTACTGGATAGCGGAATGGTCAAAAAAATAGCGATATATGACCGCGTTCCCAATCGAAAGTCTAAGCGTGAGCGAGATCTTCAAGAGCGAACTGACTTCTATAAATCTGTAAATTATCTCTCGGAACACGACCGCGAAGCGGCGGCGAGAATCGCCGAAGAGTATAGGCTAGTCAAAGGGCGCAAAAGTCCGACAGAGAAATTTCGCCACAGAAAAGACAAGCAAATTAAGCAATTGATGAGTCTGAGCAAGTCTCTACGCCCTAAAAGTATCATCAGCAATGCTGACGCCAACTTCAGCCATGATGCTTTGTATGAAACGAACGAGCGCTCCAAACCTGCCATTCTCAATCAGAATGGAAAACGAGGACAAGGCGAACCTAAAAAGATTCCTATTTCAATGCAGCTAATGCACCGGTCTTGGAATGAAACTTATAAGTTTCAGGCGGTAACCGAAACGCCATCTAGTGCTGCGCCTTCGGAAAACAGTGGTGAGAGATTCTCGGAAAAGTTGACGTCCCGTTCTGTTTCTAAAATCTTTGAGGCAGGGGCTTACACTGCAGCTTGCCATGGTGGTTTCTCTACTTTTCTCACGCTGACCTTCACCAAGGCACAACGAATGGCCATATTCGGTGGAATGTTGGATGGAAGTGAGTGTGTCAGCATGGGGTCGCATCATCCAATAATCTATAAGCGCAACATGGTGACAGTACATCCTAAGCGTGGTGAAAAGAAAGTTGACCAACCAATCACGGATATTGGTGGAGAATACTGGCTGTTTCCAACCTTAGATAGTAAGCGTGTTAAAGCTATGAACCAGGGCAGTGTCATAGCCGGGCCGTATTGCAATCTTAAACAAAAGCCCAAGCAAGAGTTCTCGATGGAAAAAACCTTAGAGACAACGATAGGTAAAGAAGTCTCTCGTTTTCTTGATGGCGCAAAGAAAATGTATCAACGCGGCTGGGTTGCGGATCATACCATCCAAGTTGACAAAGATAGTGGACGAAAGTACTGCGACTTATCCCAGGATAAGGTTGCTAGACATGCTCAACCCAGCGATGTTGGGCCGACTAACTTACCTGCTGATTTCCATTACATATGGGTAGCCGAGTGTCCAGCCAATGAAGATGGAGAGCCTAATCCACACGTTCATATTTTGCTACGTTGGACAGTACCAGAGCATCTCTTTAGTCCTTGGGCCAAGCGACTTGAAAAGATATGGGGGCATGGGTTTGCGAAATTAGAGCGAATCAAAAAGCCAAAAGCCGCCGGTTCTTACATCATCAAGGCTGTTGGCTATGCCGCGAAAGGTGAAAATGCTGATCAAGGGCTAATCAAGGGAAATAGATACAATATTGCGAAGTGCTCAAGAGCTCCTGCCTGGGAAACTCTCGCTTCGTTTGAAGCTGGCAATATGACTGCAATAATTAAGGAGTTGGGCTACAAACTTGAGCAATGGAAAAAGCCAATTAAGCGGCAAATCCGCAAGCTACGAAATGCCAAAGAGCAAACTATCAAGGCCAAAGCGATCGCTAAAAAGCAGCAGAAACCTGAGGAATATCAGAACAAGCTTTATCAGAGAATCATCCGTTTGGAAAAACAGGCCGAAAAGCTGAGTCAGAACTTGCATAGCAGGGGAGTGCACGTGAATACGAACAATCGCTTCTGCATTACGTTTGAAGGAGAACTGGCTAAGGATAAAGTAGACAAGTTTATGGTTTGGGCTGCTGGTGCAAGAGGGTGGTCATTGAATTGCAGAGGTTTGGACCTGAGCGATATAAAACAAGACGCGAGCCACTTCTATCAATCTGAATATCAGCGATTTAAGGAGAATCAGTCCTATTGGCAATCACTATTACATGAATCTATACCATACATGGAAGTTAATGAAAGTGAGCTTTTTTATTGGTATAGCATTACGGCAGATTATCTCGAGGGGCGGCTTTTTCCAATATTGAGTTAGTCCGGTTTGTGCCGTCATAAGAACTTGAAGGCTAGAGTAGTGATTCGTTATTTCTTAAAGCTGATTTTAAGTGCTATTGTTTGCATAAAAATCTGAGCGGTAGCCCACATAAAAGCTATTGATTATTTGCTCGTCAGTTATGTGAATGTTATCCAACGGCTTTGTTTGTTCGAGGGATACGAGTATGAAGCATAATTTGAGTATAGTTGGACGAAAAACGAATCGTCCAAGTAATCCAACTGCAGCGGAGTTGGCCTTAGATCGTTTTGATGCGTTAGTCGACGATTTCTATAGCAAGTATCGTGTGGCTCCACCTGCGGGTGAAACTGAACAGCAAAGAGCAAAACGATTGCAGTTTGAAGCACAAGACTTGAGGTTTTTGAAAAAAATGAGGATTGAACTCATTGCTCATGCTCGAGTTGAAGATATGCAAGCTAAGTTGCAATCGTACTCTGCAGAAAACTTAAAAAAAAATGCGAAAGAGTTGTTCGTTGAAAAGCATCATCCGACGACGAAACTAGCTAATAACCTAACCGCTGCAGGAGAGCCTAAACCAACTAAAAACCATGAGCCTCACCATATCATTCCTGGCTCGGGAAGGTTTAGAAAAGCAGAAATGAGAGCTGCAAGATTAAATTTGCACATGCATAAAATTGGTATAAATGCGCCCGTAAATGGTGTTTGGTTAACAAATTATGCGAAACATACGGACTTTAACTGGGAAGCACCTAAGTCTCCGGCTCACCGTTCGATCCATACATTTAATTATGAAACCTGGATTAGTTCCAAATTTTCGAAGGGTATTCCGAGTAAACAGCACTTTGAGGCTAACTTACTTCGGGTCAAAATGGAGTTGAAGAGTGGCACCTACCCTAAAGAGGTCTTGGAAGCTAAGAATGAAGTTTGGAAAGGATGATGAAGGTTTATAAAATTACAGATGATTTAACTAAGTTTCAGTCGGTATGTTCTGGCCCAGATGAAATCGCTACCCAGTTGGGGGATTTCGACTATTTTGAGAGAATCTTATTGCAGGCTGTTGAAAACAAATCACTGAAAGATATTTGGAAGCCTGCGGAGGTCGAGTTTGAAGATGTGTTAACCGACAACTCTGTATTGCCTGATATTAGCTTATGGTTACGAACATATCTTGTTTTATCTCCGAGGGCATATGAAGCTCTAAATAGTTGCTTATCTGAAAGCGGGGATTTTTTACCTGTCAACTATCAAGGTGAACAATGGTATTTATATACATCGCTGACTTTTGGAAAAGAAGATAGACAAAAGTGTGTCGAGAAGATCTCATATGGAAGCCCTGATGGGCTAGAGGTTCTTGCATTCATTGATGATGATGTGAAAGATAAAGTGATCTTTAAATCAAGATTAGAAGGGGCCAGCAACTTATACTGTACAGAGAGGTTCAAGGCTATGTGTGAACAAAATCAGCTTAATGGGCTCGTATTCTCTTCTAATCTGACAGATCCATTCAGTTAACGAATAACTTGATTTTAAACAACCCTTCCGAAAATAAAGCAGAGCGACGGCTCTGCTATGCATACATAGATAAAAAATACTCTTATTTATGTCTCAGAAAGTAAAATGCACATGACTCAAATCAATCAAAGTAAAGTATCAGAAACAAAGGAAATAACTACTACGAAGAAAAGTCTATTCGACTATATAGCATCATATAATTTCATCTATCTGTGTTCTTTTTATATATATTTTTCTGGTGCTCTTTATTTTTACGGCTATATGGGCGAAATTGGGTTTTCTGGTGCGTCTCTCGATAGCATATTTTCGCCATTGATTTATTCTCAAGTTTTTTTAGGAGAGATTTTTAGCAAAGCGTTGCTGGCTAACTTAAGTACTCTACTGGTATTTCCCCTGGAAATATCACTTATAGTGACAGGGCTCTGTGTATTCTTTGTAATTATATATAATTGTAAAGTATGGAAAAAAATTACTTTAAAGCCTCAACTAGATTTATCTTCTAAAAAGCATGAAAAACCTCTAATAGAAAGAAAGCCAGTGATGAGTGCTTTGTTTGTATTTCCCATTGTTTATTTTAGTCATTTGGCGTGCTTTGCAGTGATAGTAGTACTTTCAGCTATTGTTATGATACCGCTGTACTTTCCATATCAGATGGGCTCTTTGTCTGCTCAATCATTCCTGGCGCGCGATGAGGGAGAAGTCTGTGAGAAGCTATCTTGGGATTTGCCTGAGTATCGTAATCAGAAGATGATATTAAGTTGTGAAAAAATCCCTGTTGATGTGGAACCTGGGCTGGTTTCAGGAGTAATAATACATAGTGACTCTAAGTATATGTATATGGTAACAAATGAATTTTTACTTAGGATTAAAAATGGAAAGGTGGCTTCATGCGTTTCTAAACAAGTAAATCCGAATATAAAGGGTGCTAGCAATCATAATGAAGAAAATGATACCCCACCACATTCGGAAGGTTTAACTTGTGATCAACTCTTAGGCGTAAAAAAGAGTTAAAGTGTTACCGTTTTTAAAAGATGAAACTTTGGTAAAACGCAATCAGAATATTCTGGATTGCGTTTTCCTCTCAAACTAAGAGTTCACTTAGCTGCGAAGTATTGTTCAATGAGAGTTATGTGGTAGGCAGCTTATCAAACCCTAAGTGAATAGCTACAACGCAAAGAACAAAATATATCAAAATGAAGTAGATTGTTAATAAGCCATATTTCCAGTTGCTTATGGTTAGTTTTTTGAATGTAGCAATAGCCTCTCTACCGGAAAGAATCATATATCCCAAAGCACCTACACTAAGTAAAACCATGAGAAAGTGGATAACAAACTCATTTGCTTGTGGTTTACCAATGCCATTTCCGAGCAAAGCTGCACCAACAAGCATTGCTACTGGAGATACCAAGCGCTTAATTGCTTGATCGATAGAATCTAATAACTCTTTTACATTTTCCATTAGGTATCTTTATTCCTCAAATATTAACCCATCTACGGGGAAACAATTCTATTAAACAAGCATTGTACGCAAAATGAACCAATAGGCAACTGTGCTCATATCGTATTCAGTGTTTATGTTCCCGTATAATTTTATATTTTGGCTTTATCAAAATACCTAATGAGTGAATTGTATCTAAAAACCACGGTGGAAAACTGTATGAATATACAGTATATTTCACTAATGATTGGTAAGGGTGTTGATATGTCGAATAAAAATCAAAACGATATCTTGTTGTCTGCTTTAGAAATCGTCATTGATGGAGTGGCTAGTAGTGAGGCAACAGAGAGAACTCGAGCGGCTGGAGCGTATATCGCTGGTTTAATACTTGCGGATACAAAAGGGCAGTTGGACACCAAAAAACAAAAAGCCATCTTGAGTATTATCGAGATGGCTAGTGAAATAGAAACCCAAGTTTGAAAAAGTAATGATGAAAAAAGTACCTAAAATTTCCTATATAGTAATCTCTCTTATATTGGCTCCTTACCTAGTTCTGTTTGAGCTAGAAGTTTTTAAAGCTCTCGAGAACATTGATAAACACTCTCAGATAGTAATTTCAACGACAGTTGCATTTGCCTCATGGATTTGGTTGAGTTTGCATTGGGGCTTTTATGAAAAGATTACTGACAGAACGCCTTTTAAACATGTTTTGATCTTTATTTCCAAACGGACGATACCCTCTATTGTTTTTCTAACGGTAGCTACAGAGGGATATCAACTCTATGGTATGTATTTCTCAAATCTGGATTTAACACTTTTTCAAGCGTGGCGGCTTGCAGTTAATAACGATTCATTATTAACCGCGGCTGGTTTGTGTGTACTAGCGGCTGTTGTTTTTTACACTTACGGAATACGAGAACCTAAGAAAAGTGAATCTGCTAGATGGGTTCATATGAACCCAAATCTAAAGCATAGATAGTTGATGTTTGAGTTGTTGTCGCGCTTCTGGCGGCAACGCCTTACATAAATCAAAAGCCATTTGACTAGTTGTTTTTGCCGATGGGCTTAAAGTGTGACTATACGACAAGTTCATCACAAAACTATGCCCGCATTCTGGGTCACTACAACTGCAATATAAATCGGCATGACTATTGGATAGTCGATTGGATTTTTGAATTCGGCTTTTACAACCACACTCCGGACACAATACTCTCATACAAGCACCTAACTTATTGACTGACCAAATAATGATACGTCAAAGGGCTGTATTTTTGTACAGGTTTATGAGCTTTCTCCAAACGTAGTATCAAATTTTAAATGTAGATTTTTGATATTTTTTATCTCGGGATCGTTGTTAACTTCATCCATAATTAATTCGCATACGGGGATGATTTCGTCTTTGGCATACTCACTGCCAATTTTGACGGGGTCACCCAGATTAGTCGTTCCCTGGGGAATTATTCCTGCTTTTCCTATAGGGAAGCGATGGCCTACGAGAATATCTTGCGCAGTGATGTTTTTGATTCGTTCAAATTCATCTTTTGTCGCTATATCGCCCACCGGGATCAGTTGAATCCCTTTTTCTGCACCGCCTGGAATATTAACAAACATACTTCTAAAGTTACCCACCCCTTTAGAGCTCGCGATTTTTTCCTTCAGCATTTGTTCGTCGTCATCACTAAGGTTTGGATCCGTGGCGTAAAAAATGAATCCCATGTGTGCACCGTTCTTGTAATAGCGACGACGAAATAGCGTTGCATCTCGATTTAGTAAGCTGCTTTGTAAACTACCTAGATAATCAGGTAGGCCATAAACTTGCTGTTGCAGGTCTTCTTGAGGCAAAAAAATGATGTCATTCTCTTTGTACACTCGTTGCTTGTTGTCTCGCTCTAGCAAAACGAAGTCCCCATTTTTACGTCTACGCAGATACATGGTCGGTAGAGGAAACAAGCGTACAACACGCTTGAAGTGGTCTCGGATTTTTAAAAATGCGGCATCACCAAACGTGAAGTAGTTATTACAAAAAGATTGAATCTGCCGACGTCTTGAACCGCCACCTGAAATAAAACGGGCAGCAACATAATTTGCTCGAGCTTTAAGTAAAGACCCGTGATAGGCGTTTGCACGAGAAGTTTCTGCTAAGCCCTGGCGTGAGATTGGTGGTTCCCAGTAACCATCAGTGTCGTTATAGAAAAGCTCAGAATATGAAGTCATCCAACTGGTTGAGTCAATTGCTTCAGGCGTAGAGTCAAGGTGATAAACAGACTCCGCATGTTGCTCCTGTTGTACTAGTTTTTCTTTTTGATTGTTCATGCTGCAGTCGCCCAGGTTGATTTCGTTGGTGTGTTGTGGTCTAGCGGCTCATTGATAATGGCGTGTGAAATGGCCCAAAACGCATCAGCGTGGCCTGTTGTTTCACTTCGCTCTGCTTTAAAGGTCATAGCGTTACCGCTATTGGTCGGCACTCGTTTAATCGCCATAAATGCCATAGCAATGTCTTTGTGTTCGGCATCAAACTGCAGTCGTTTTGCTTCTACGATATCGATCATCTTCATTACTAGGCGATTCTTGTTTTCGTTGCTGTAATGTATGGCGTGGGCCTCACGAGGGTGCTTTTTCTTAATTAAGTCCCAAACACCGCCACCAATGCCTGTAGTATCAACGCCTATGTAAGTGACTTTGTAGCGTTGAAATACCTTTTCAATTTCACTCACGTGGTACTGGAAGTTAAGTCCTTTCCAGTAGTGCTTCTCTAAGACACGAAACTTTTCACCTGCAACTGCCGGTGGAGCTATTACTACCAAACAAGCATTGTCTCGCGTTCGGCTAGGGTCATAACCCAACCATACTTCACGCCCGGCAAACGGTGATTTTGTTTTCGGCTTGAAGTCCTGCCAGTGGGCAGAGTCAACCATGCCTTTTTCGAGGTCAGAGAATTTGAATACCGACAAAGAGCCGTCGACGAAGATACACATAAACAGGTTGTCGAAATCGTCTTTACTGTATTCGTCCTTCAGTTCTTCAATATCAAATAGTTCACAGCCGCCTGCTGCAGCGTCTTCAATCGTGACGACATATCGCCACTGCTTATCAGGGCAAAGTACACCCCCATCGCGATATTCATCGAACGTTGGAAACTCAATTTTGGCGCGTGAGTCTCTGCCTTTTCGCCATTGGTCGCCCGTCCAAAACGGATATGCCTGGTGCATTTTCGATGATGGTGTCGAAAAGTAGGTTTTACGCCATTTTTTATGGGTAGCCATTGCCGAAGCGAGTTTGTTTAGTTCGTCAAACTTCGGTATCCAGAAATACTCATCAACATAAACATGGCCGTGGTAACTTTGCGCGGTTTTGCTATTGGTAGATAAAAAACGAAGTTCAGCACCATTGGAGAGAATGATCGGGTTTCCAGTTAGCTCTATGTCTAAGAACTCTTTTGCAATAGCAATGATGTAGCTGCGGAAAACTTCCGCTTGAGCTCGTGATGCTGACAAAAAGATCTGGTTATCGCCGGTCAGAATCGCATCTTCTAACGCTTCACCACTGAAGTAGTAAGTTGCGCCAATCTGGCGGGACTTAAGAATGTTTCGAATACGCTGTTTTATGTTGTTGCGCATTACATGCTGATAGGCAAACAGGGAGTCATGCCATGTGACAAAGTCATCTTCACTCAGTTCGCTGATGTCATTCTTTTTACTTTTACGTTTCTTGGTAGATTTTGAATTACTGCTAGATTTCTGGCTGTTACGGCTATTTGTACCGTCGTGCTTTTTATTCCCTGTATTTAAAGGTTGCTCACCTTGCTGCTTTTCTTGTGCCCTTTGTTTCTTTAATGCAGCGTGATGCTTGATAAGCCGATCGAGCATGTCTAGTTGGTTTTTACTGGGGTCAACAAGTTCAAGCAGTGTTTGAATTCGATTTGCTATCGCTTCATCAATGGTTTGTTCACGCAACATATCGCGCCAACCGAATTTGTCTGCCCAGTAATAAATGATGCGCTCATTATTCAGGTTCAGTTCGGTAGCGATTTCACGTGGCGTCCAAGCTTTCAAATAGAGTGCTCGGGCGGCTTGTCGTATTTCGGGAGAATATGCCATATGCGCATCATACGCGCCGAAAACTTGCAGATGACTAAGCAAAGTTCGGATGAATTCGGATAGTAAATGTATCCGAATTACAAGGAATTGAAGTAGCTGAAACGACACATTCAAAGGCGTATTGTTTGCTCGAACCGTATGTGATTGACAAGTTTGAGTACAAAAATGCCAAAGATTAGTGAGTGGAAAATCATCGCGACAGAAGGACCGACCGTCGACGGGCGTAAAATAACCCGTGATTGGATTGAGCAAATGGCCGCTAGTTATTCGATGGATGAGTACACCGCACTAATTTGGCCTGAGCATCGTCGATTTTACGGTTACGGTGAAAACTGGGGCCGAGTGGTTGAAGTAAAAGCGGAGGAACAAGGCGGGAAATTACGTCTATTCGCCAAGCTAGAGCCGAATGACTATCTGCTTGAAGCCAACCGTAAAAAACAAAAACTATTCACATCTATTGAGCCAAATCCCGACTACAAGGGGGAAGGGCGTTGCTATCTAATGGGCCTAGCTGCGACTGACTCCCCAGCCTCCACAGGAACATCGCTCCTTCAATTCTCTCGTGTTCATGGGGAAACCACCGAGATCAAAGCAAGCCATTTAGAAGAGGTGGACTTTTCAGATTGCTTTACTCGCAAAGACCGCTTTTTTGCGGCATTCAATGAATTTTTCTCTTCTGACGATGAAGAGCCAGAAACGCTATCAACAGCAGAGGGCACCAACGTGACCGAAGAACAATTAAAAGTCGCACTAAAAGAGCAGTTTTCTGCTTTCAAAGGTGAGTTTAAGCAAGAACTAAAAGAAGAGTTCAATTTGCAAAACACACCCGATCAACCAGAAACACCAGAAGTAGCAACCAAAGATGCGACGGTCGAGCAGTTTTCCGCTGCGCTGGAAGAAAAGCTAAATCCGTTGTTTGAGAAAGTGAACGGACTAGAAACTAAGTTTGCTGAACTATCACAAGAAGTCCCTGACCAGGAACCAGATCCATCAGGTGCTAGTGAATCTTTCTCATCTAAGGAGATGTTTTAATGCTGAACGCACTATCTACCAGTTATTTACAAGAGTTTTGTACAGCGACGTTATCCGCCGCAAATGCTCCGCAAGGTACACAGTCGTTTAACTTGACGCCCCCAATGGAAACTAAGCTACGTCAAGCAATTATGGAATCGGATGCTTTCCTAGGCATGGTTTCATTGCTGCCAGTTCAGCAAATCAAAGGTCAGGTTGTTGATGTTGGTGATGATGGTCTTTCGACCGGTCGATCTGGTTCGGGACGTTTTAGCGTGGAAGTGGGCCAAAGTGGTAATACTTACGAGCTTACAAAGACAGATTCAGGAGCACACATCCTTTGGGAAACTATGACGCAATGGGCAAACTCTGGCTCTAAAGGTCACTGGTTGAGCATGATGAAAAGCGCGATTTCTCGTCGTTTTGCATTGGATATGTTGCGTGTCGGTTTTAACGGTACGTCTATCGCAACTAATACGGACCCGATTAAAAATCCATTAGGTCAGGATGTAAATAAAGGCTGGCTCACGATTGTTAAAGAGAAGAGATCTAGCCAGGTACTCGCATCAGCAAAGCTTGACCCAACAGGCACTGCGACTGATTCATACAAGAATCTTGATTCACTTACGCAAGATCTAATCAACACGACGATTGCTCCCGAACATCGTCAAGACCCAGATCTCGTTGTTTTAGTTGGGTCGAATCTAGTCGCGGCTGAGCAGCACCGCTTACTTGAGGCTGCCGATAGTCCAACAGAGCATAAAGCGGCCCAAAGCCTAGCCAAGACAATTGCTGGCAAAAAGGCTTACACACCACCATTTTTCCCGGCTGATCAACTTTGGGTTACCAATACCAAAAACCTACAGATTCTGACGCAAGAAGGCACTCAGTGGCGCAAGCAGAAAAACGATGAAGATGAGCTTCGTTTCAAGCAAAACCATATCCGTATGGAAGGTTACGCTGTGGGAAATCTTAAAAAGTTCGCTGCTATCGAATCTGTTTCAGTCGTCGAATCAGCCGTTGCAGAGGTGATGAATGGCTAGTCCTTTAGCAAGGCAGCGTCGTCAGCTTCTAGAAAATCAAGTCAGTCATTCTGCATCGAAGTTGAGTGCTAGTGCAAATACTGAAAGCCTGCACATCAAGCTGATCGATTTTGAAGAAGACCGAAAGTATCTAAAACAGCTCAATGCTATCGAAGACAAGGTGAAACATAAGCGTGATGTTTTGGTGCCCAAGTACAAACCGTACGTGGAAGCTTACCTAGCAAAAGGCGAAGTATTCGAGAACCCAATTTTCACCAATATGGTTATCTGGTTGTTCGATGTCAACGACATGGAAACCGCGATTGATTGGTGCTTGAAAGCCATCGCGCTTGATTTACCTACACCAGATAACTTCCGACGTGACTGGCCAACCGTGTGCGCCGATGAAGTTTTAGCTTGGGCGGAAAAAGAGTCTGGCAGAGGACATTCTATCGAGCCTTATTTCAGCGTGGTTTTTGAAAAGGTTGAGAGCGAATGGCGACTACACGAAGAAGTGCATGCCAAGTGGTATCGATTTGCTGGGTTGCACTTACTTCGAAATGAAGAAGGACAACCGCAACCGACGTCTATCGGTTGTTTAGATACCTTGGAAAAGGCCTTGTTGCTACTGCAGTGTGCTCATGAGAAGTACGCCAAAATTGGGGTGAAAACCAAAATTGGTCAGGTAGAACAACGTATTCGAGCGATTAAAGACAACAAAAACTTGTAACAGCTCCTACGCCGCCGAGCCTCGGCTGGTGAGGTAAGAGTGCCAATAAGGCTAACTCAATACCGTCGACCCAGTGGCTAGAGGCTCACTTATTAAAAGAGGAATAACGATGTTTACGGGATCTTCCGGTTCGGATTATCAAGCGACAGAAATCACTAATGACGGTTTTTGGCCGAACATCAATGCCGGTGATTTTGAAAAGCGTCGCGGTATTCCTGCTGCTCAAGACTCAGAACGTATTGCTATCGCTCTAGTTAATGCTGTTTCGGAAGTTAATCAGCAACTCGAAGACTTAAAAGCTAAGTATCAGGAAGAGGGGCATGCAACTGCTGGCGATGTTCCTACATTTCCGAAAATGAATGATAAAAACCGTGTTGTATATCAATACGAATCAGCAGTATTTGCGAGAGCCAAAGCTGATTTGCTGCCGGACATTGCAACTGTTCATACCAAGGACAAGGGCGATCACATCGCAGACAGAAGCGTAGAGGTGCGCACTGAATTACTTTCAGAAAGCCAGCGCATTATTAGAAATATGAAAGGGCTGAACCGTTCATCGGTGGATTTGCTATGAGAACGCAATACCAAGCAGGTTACAAGCTGCGTGACCTAAACGCATTTTTAATCAGCGTTGTGGGCGACAAGATAGCCAAGCGCATGGAATGTGAAATGGGCAAGGTTGAGTTGAAACTAGAAACCAAGCACATGGGTCATGGTTTTGACCTGCTGTATCAGCGTTATGTTGCTGACTTCTACTTCGACAAATTCCCTTTCAAAGAATACGACCCAGCGGTGCTGTTCGCTAATGTTGGAGCGTGGTTGATGGACAACGATTCTGACCGTTTCCGCATCGAAGACTTAGACGACCCATACGTAGACGTAGTACTGGAAGATGAGAAAAATGCCGAAGTGTTGGTCTCAGTCATGTTTGAAGAACCCGTCAAAGTGGCTGCAGACCCCGACGGGCCAATCTATTGGAATGGTCAACGCTGGAAGATTGAAGAGTACGAGATTTGGCAGGCGGAAAGGCTATCACATGTAGTTCTCCGCAATGTATGAGATACGGGCCGATAAGCGCAGTTATTTGCGAGTTAAAGAGCAATTCGAGCTGCTAAAGCTTGAGAAAAAAGCCAGAGCCCGAGTGCTGAAAGAGCTTGGTAAATACATCACCAAAACGACCAAAAAAAACATTCGAGCACAGCGTGACCCAGACGGTAAAGCGTGGTCAAAGCGCAAAAACGGCAGGCGAAAAATGCTTAGAGGTTTCACTAAGAAGCTAAAGCATTTTCAAAAAGACAATAACCGGGTTTTGGTTGTTGGTTGGCCATCAAGACGAGGAACCGTTGCACTAGCTCACCATACAGGTGAAGCAGAGGAAAGCGGATTGCAGCAGCGATTCAAGCAAGCCAAGAAAGCGAAAGAACCAAAGAAAACCGACCCGGCAACGAGAGAGCAAGCAAAAGAGTTACGCGATTTAGGTTACAGACTTCCGCCCCAAGGCAGGCAGAAAAGAGGCAAAAAGCCAACGCTCAAATTCATTACTCAGAATATGACCGTCGCTGAAGCCGCAAAACTGATTAGTGATCTGGAAAATAAAACGCCATCACGTAAGTGGGAAGTAGATCGCCCAGAACGCCGATTGATAGGTATTAGTCCGAAACGGGCAGCAATGATTATCAAGCGGGAAATGAATCGAAATAGGAGCAACTAAACATGGCATGGCCTACCGTCATTATTAACATTTTGAACATGATGCGCGGACCGATCCCGGGCGTTGAATTTCACTTTCTGTTTGTTGTGTACGGCACAGTTTCAGGAACAGAGCGCAACCTAATTATGGTGGATAACACCACGGATTTTTCAGACAGCACATTCGATAACATCGACCCTATACACATACTCACACTAAAAGCTGCTCAGTTAAATGGGAAACAGAACTGGACTGCCGGTGTGATCGTTTTAAACCCATCAGATAGTTGGCAGGCTGCGGTTTTTAAAGCCAATGAGACATCAAGCTTTGAAGCTGTTGTGTTGGATAAGCCAAATACTGGAGCGGCCACTCTTGAAGATGCAGTCGCATTTCGCCATGAACTTAAAGCCAAGCTTGGACGAGAAGTTTTCATGATCTGTTCCTTACCAGGAATTAATGATTCCGAGGACGGTGAAACATGGGCCGAGTGGTTAGCGCAAACGGTGAATGTGCCAAAGAACATTGCAAGTGAATACATCACTGTAGTGCCACAAGTACACGAAGGAAACTCTACAGTTGGCATTTATGCAGGTCGGTTGGCCAATCAAGAAGTATCTATTGCTGACTCACCGGCACGAGTAAAAACAGGCAGCATTCTCGGCAGTATGGCATTAGCAAAAGATAAGGATGGAAAGCCATTAGAGCTAGCAACACTTAAAGCACTAGAAGCTGCTCGAATCGCTGTACCGATGTGGTATCCGGACTATCCGGGGCAATATTGGACAACTGGACGTACGCTAGATGTCCCTGGTGGTGATTATCAAGATATTCGTCACATTCGTGTCGCCATGAAAGCAGCACGTAAAGTGCGGGTACGAGCAATTGCACGAATTGCTGATCGAGAATTCAATTCCACACCAGGCAGTGAAGCCAGCGCAAAGCTGTATTTTACTCAAGACCTCCGTGAAATGGCGGTAGTGAAAAAAATTGGTGATTACGAGTTCCCTGGTGAAATCAAACCACCTCAAGACGATGACATCACCATTGCATGGGTTAATAGTGAAGAAGTTGAAATTCTACTCGCAGTTACACCTTACGAGTGCCCAGTGAAAATCACCATCGGCATCATGCTCAATCAACGACTAGGGGAGTAAACAATGAATTCTCGTTATACAGGGCGAAGCTTCGACATAAACATGCTGGGGATTTTGGTTCATGTGGAGTCGGCTACAGCAACCATCAATGATGAGTCTGCTGTTGATAAAGAGCGCGGCATTCCCACTGGATTTACTCATGGAGCTGTGAGTTGTGATGTTGAGTATGAGCTGGACTTGAACAACTTCCGTAAGCTTCAACAAAAAGCTCGCGAAGCTGGCAGTTGGCGCGGTATTAAGCCACACGACTGTATGTTCTATGCAAATACTGGCGATGATGAAGACAAAGTAGAGCTGTTTGGTGTGAAGCTTCAAATCTCAGATTTACTTAGTGTTGATCCAAACAGCAGTGATAAAACCAAGCGCAAGCTTAAAGGCTTTGTGACGAGCCCTCACTTTGTTCGCATTAATGGCATCTCATACCTAAGTAATGATGATACCCGCGGTTTGCTTTAAGCCTATCAGAGAGAGAACGAATGCCTGACTTTATCGACCATGCTAGTAGTAACGAAACCAAGTTTACTGAAATGGCAATCGCAAACCAGCTTAAACAGTCTATGAAGACAAGCGAACGAGAGAGTGCAAAAGAATGTCTTGAGTGTGGTGACCCTATCCCTGAAGGGCGTCAGATAGCTATAGCGGGGTGCCAGTTTTGCGCCCCTTGCCAGGCTAATTTGGAGTAACGATATGAAAGATTGGTTCGACAAATTAACCAGTGGAGTTGCTTACCTTGTGTCATTGGCAGGAATGACTTTCAGCAAGCTGACATTTGAACAGTGGTATTTCATTTTATCACTAGTGATTGGCCTTGCAGCACTGGGATTGAACTATTGGCACAAGCGAGCAATGCAACGTATTGCTAGCGAAAAAGGAGTAGCACTGAGTGAAACTGACTAAGCGCATCATTTGTTCTGTTGTCGCTGTGATCGGCTTGGTAACAGGTGGTACGGCTGTTTATGGACCTGAATTGACGCAGCCCATTGGGCAAGTTGTGGTATCGGAACGAGACTTAGGAACGCTGCGCATCACCCCTAAAGGACTGAAGTTGATTGGTGATGCAGAGGGATGCCGGCAGAACCCTTACGTTTGTCCGGGAGGTATTCCTACGAATGGAATTGGGAATACTCATGGTGTGCCAGATACGCCAATCACATTGGAGCAAGTCGCGATCGACTGGGTGAAAAACATTCAATCGGCCGAACGGTGTGTGACCAATGCAGAACGGATTTCAGGAGCGCAAATGAGCACGGGTCAATTTGACGCATTTACCAGCTTTGTTTTCAACTTCGGGTGTACTAAGTTTCGCAAAAATAAGGATGGCTCTGACACTCGGATTTACGCAGCAATCAAACATGGCAATTATCCCAAAGCCTGCGGTCACATTACGGAGTGGGTAAAGAGTCAGGGCGTTGTACTTAAAGGACTCGTCACTCGAAGAGGATTAGAACGTGATCGCTGCATGGAAATGGATTAAGTGGATTGGTATTGCGGTGTTGGTGACGACCATCGCGGTGCTGAAGCTGCAGCTTCATACCGTCAAAGCAGAGAAAACCACATTAAGTGAAAAGCTCACCAAGGCAGAAGCAGACAACCAAATCAACTTAACCACCATTGAATTTTTGAAGGGTGAAAGTGAGCAAGCTAACAACATGTTAGTTCAGCGGCAACGGCAACACATAGCAGCAAAGGAAAAACTCAATGCAGAACTGGCAGCACTTAAAACAGAGCTGGCAAACGTTCAGTGCCATATCCCTGCCACTGTTACTGACCGCCTGCGCGACCCCTACTGAAACCGTCGCAATGCAGGTGTTCATGAAATTGCCACCTGCTGGAATGTTGGTGCCCTGTTCAAAACCACAAGTTCAAGGGACATGGCCGGAAGTGGTTACCGACGACATTCCCAAGCTGAAAAACGCACTGACTGAGTGTGATAACCAGATTGAAGATTATTTGCAATGGCGTGCTAAGCACGAAAACAAGAAGAGAAGTAAAAATGACTAAACCTACCTTCACATCAAAACCTGTCGTAGTCGCTATCGGTGGCACTGACTTCGTATTTACGCCAACGGTACAGGATGCAAATAACTATACCAATGACATGATGCCTAACAACAAAGTCGCGCCTGCCTATACGTACTTAACGCGTACCGTGAACCCAGAGCAAAAAGATGAGCTCACTGAGTTACTTGATAGCGTTCCTGGCTTAACTATCGAGCTTTATGCCACGGTAAGTAACGCTTCTAAAGGTGGTATCGAAATCACACTAAAAAAATAACAGATAGGGCAAAGCGGATTGAAGACAATCCTTTGGAACAAGCCTTTGCCCTTCGTCGTCATTTTTTGCCGAGTGAGCCAGACGATGAAAGAAGCTTAAGTCGCGCTATCTGGCTGGACAAACACCAGTTCGAACGCGAAGAAAGAGCAGTAATGAGTGCTATCAGCCGACTGTTTAGTCATTAACAGACATAAAGAGCGAGTGAGTATTACGCGATGAGCATGGAAAAACTGTTGATGCACATAGCGTTGGTTGATCAAGTCACCAAGCCGCTGCAGGGGATTATTAAAGAAGTACAAGCTTCGATGGATGCTGGTAAGCAAGGCATGCAAAACATGGCGGCAGGTGGTGCGGGTTTAGTTGCCACGGGCTTTGCTATTCAAAATGCGCTGATGCCAGCGATTGAAATGGATAGAAAGTTAGGCGAGGTGAAGTCGTTAGGGGTTCTGGATGAGGATCTCGCGAAGCTTTCAAAGACCGCACTTTGGACATCGGCACAGTACGGGAAATCCGCCACAGATATTGTCGGCGCCTCATATGATATCAAGTCAGCATTTGGTGATATTGATGGAGGTAGCCTTTCTGAAATCACCAAAAGCTCTGCCGTTTTAGCTGCTGCGACTAAGGCTGATACTGCAACCATTACGGATTATATGGGCACCATGTATGGTGTTTTTAAAAATCAAGCTGATGAAATTGGGGTTGGTATTTGGTCCAAACAAATTGCCGGCATGACCGCGCAGTCTGTTGAAATGTTTAAGACTACAGGCGCAGGCATGAGCAGTGCTTTTACTAGCATCGGAGCGAATGCGACCAGTGCAGGAGTTGCTATCGAAGAGCAGATGGCGATTTTAGGCACTCTTCAATCAACCATGAGTGGCAGCGAAGCGGGTACCAAATACAAAGCATTCTTAGCGGGTGTGGCCAACGCTCAAGATAAGCTCAATTTGTCGTTTACCGATAGCCAAGGTCAGATGCTGCCTATGCTAGATATTCTTGAACAATTGAAAGGTAAATATGGTGACACCTTAAGTGTTGCTGAAGCGGCTGATTTGAAAAAGGCATTCGGCTCAGAAGAAGCCGTTAGCATGATTAAGTTATTAATGGCTGATACCGAAGGACTCGCAGGCAGTATTGACCAACTTGGTCAAATCGAGGGAATGTCGAAGGCCGAGCAAATGGCCAGCACCATGACAGATCAGTGGGAACGGTTAGAAGCGGCATGGTTTGCGGTTCGTGCAGCGGTATTTGGTGCGATTCTTCCTTCAATCAATTCGGTTGTAGGCACCATGGCTGACGGCTTAATGGTGCTTGTTGGTTGGACGGACCAATTTCCTTGGCTTGCTGAAATTCTTGGCTATGTCGCCATCGCAGGCCTGTCTCTTGGCGGGGTGATTGCAACATTGTCGCTTGCCATGGGGATCGGGCAAATGATGTCTGCTGGTTGGACGGTTACCATGACGAGTTTAAATAGCATCATGAAACTACTGCGTATTAGTACGCTGGCGAGTACTGCTGCTGCATGGCTATTTAACGCCGCGCTTTGGGCCAACCCGTTAACTTGGGTTGTCGCTGGTATAGCGCTGCTTATAGGTGGTATTGCTGCGGCAATCTATTGGTGGGACGACTTAACCTCCGCGTTTAAAGATACGGCTTGGTTTGATGTTATTGCTCATGCTATCGAAGGGCTCGTTGATTTACTCAATATGATCCCAGGTGTTGATATTGAACTGGGGAGCCAAATTGAAACGCCAGAGATGACAACGGCCGTCCAAGCTGAACACAGTACTCCTATATCACAGAACCTAACTCCGGGTGATGCGTCAGAAGTTAAGCAATTAGAACTACTTCAACCTCAAATGAGTTACGAGTCTGCGATAGCGACGAACCAAGACGTTTATGGATATAAGCCAGAGCAAATGGCGCCGTTCAAAATTGCAGAAAGCCAGGTTATTTCTCAGCCAAGCATCAACGTTGAAGCTCCAAATCTAGATACTCAATCGCCTCAACCGTTTATCGAATACAAAGGGAAGAGCAACGAGCCACGATTGCCTCCTCAAGTGGTGAACAATATGAAAACAACCAATCACAGTGATGCTAGTCGAGTTAGCTCTTTTGGCGACGTGTATATCACTGCCCCTAACGGAATAACACCAGACCAACTAGCCGAGTGGGATGAGCTCAATGTGGGGTAACGACTTAACAGAACGCAAGCGCTACAACGATATCAAAGTGGTCGAGGGTGGCTGGGATATGGACGCAGGCCAACAGCCTAAAGAGTGCAGTGATTTATACAGCATCGCGCAGGACATTAAGCACGCGATCATGGAATCAGGATTGGCTCGCCAATTGGTTGCAGAAAGAAACCCAGCGTTACGCGCTGATGTAATGGTGCAAATTGAGCAACTTGCTGAGAGAGATGTAAGAGTGGTACCGGGTTCAGCGACAGCAAGAGAAACAGAAACTGGTGATATCACCTTAACCGCTAAGGCTTATGAATATGGGGAACTTGAGGTGAAAGTATGAGTAAACGACCAAGTACGGATTTTGTTCAGGTGCTAAGTGAATCGGGTGTTCCAGTTACCGAAAAGGACTTTGAAACCAAACTAAAACAAGAAGTCGTGGGGGCTGGTAGTAAGGTTTCGAATGACTCTGAAATGTCACCGTTTTGGCGTTGGGTTCGCGCTGCAGTGGTCACGCCATGTGTTTGGCTGATTAGACATCTATTGGCTCAGCACGTTATGCCCAATATGTTCGTGGCAACCGCTGAGCGTTGGGCTCTGGACCTAAAAGCTTGGGAGCACAATATCGCGCCGAAAGTAGCTCAAAGAGCACAAGGCTACATCACACTAACTAAAGCAAATGCTGCTGATGCGGTGACGATTGAAAAAGGAGCGGTTATTCAAACGCTACCTATAGATGGCGTTATGTATAAAGTTCGAGTTATCGAGCCTGGAATCATTGAGGCTGGTCACTTAAAGGGTAAGGTACTTGTCGAAGCGCTTGAAGCGGGCTCCGCGTTTAACTTGCCGGCGGGCTATTTCAACATTATTCCTGAAGCGATACCGGGCATTGTTGATGCGGTGAATGAACCTGACTGGCTCTCTGTACTCGGTGCTGACGCAGAGACTGATGAAGAGTTAGCGCTTCGTATTCAAAATGCCTTTACTAGCTCTGGTGAATGGCACATCGATGATGTGTATCGCTCTATCATCGCCAGCGTAGCGGGGATCCGAAGTGATAACATCTATTTTAGAAATACAGGGGACATAACTCCTGGTTCAGCAGAAGCATTGATTTTGATGGAAGTGGGGCCAACCCCGCTAACCGTTCTTGAACAGCTAAATGACCATATAATGTCTAAAGGGCATCACGGTCACGGTGATGTACTTACCTGTAAAGCCATTCCCGATACGAAACATGAGATCACGGCGGATGTCGTCTTAGCTGAGAACTTAGACAGCGCCACCAAAGTGAATGAACTTCTTGAAGTGGAAGAGAGGATTAGAGCGGCTTTTCGAGAAACAGCAGCTTATCCAGAAATGACACGCGCGAAACCTGAGCATCGCTTTAGCTTATCTTTGCTTGGTACTGAGATACATACCAACATGACGGAAGTTGAATCGGTAAGGTTTACCGTAGACGGAAAAGTCCAAAAAGACATTATCAGCAAGCTAGAACAGCCTCGCTTGAAATCACTCACAGTTAAGGAACTCGTGGATGTCTGAGTCTCGAAATTACGACCAAAGCCGACATTCCCCTCGCTTACCAGAAATTGTGATCCCATGGTGGCAGGACGGAAGAACGACGGCGGATGAAGTCAAAGAACCTCACTTTTTATCTAAAGGCGTTTTTTCATTCTTCCAGATAGTTTGGAGCAGTCTGCTATTTCCGCTTCGCCAAATGGATGCGTTGACCTGTAACGAAAAAGCATTGGAATTAATGGCATGGGATAGAGATATCAAAAGGTTTGAGAGTGAGCCACTTTCACTGTTTCGAAAGCGAGTGAAATACGCAGAAGTGAACGCCAAAGACGCAGGTAGCGTAGCGGGTTTTAAGCGGATTTTTGAAAGGCTAGGCATTGGCATCGTTAAGTTCAAAGAGCGTCAAAGCGAAGTTCAGTGGGACGTTTGTACTATTGAGCTAAGTGATGGCGATATCTCGCAAAACAGCAAGTTGGTTCAAGTGCTCATAGAGCAGTATGGGAGAACTTGCCGTCGATATCGATTTGAAGTTGTTTATCCCATTCAGGTGCACATTCGTACGGCCTGTTTCAGCCAAAGTCAGCAGCTATTTAGTGCAAAACTAGAGGAATAATACAGTATGAGCCAAACCATTATCCCTGCTCAGTTTGAGCGCTATTTAGTGGATAAAATTACAGCGGGTAGTACGACAGACATGAACGAGTTTGTGTTTGCTCATATTCCTAACTTAGACGCTGAATCACCGATTGACCGTGCCCTAGGTCTGCCTAGTGAAGCGTATATCGTGCATCGTCAAAAAGTGGACCAGGCTGCGCGACTTAATAGTAATACGTTGGTGTATTCCGTCATTCTTCAGTCAACCACACCGAGTTTTAAGTTCAATGCGATTTACCTCCATGACAAGCATGTTGAGAACTCCTGTGGCTTGATCGTGTATAAGAACACGGAAACTAAAGAAGAAAACATGACCACTATTAAGTCCGTCGCGCAGGAGTACAGTGGCGCTGCAGCGATAGCAAATATTCATGTTGATCCAGGAACTTGGCAGATAGATTTTCATGGGCGCTTAATGGGCATTGATGATGATTTACGTTTGGCGAATCTCGACCATTATGGCCATTCGGCCTTTGTTCGTGGCTGCTCGGTCGTCGCTAAAGGAAAGTCAAACACGTTTGTTGTTAGTCCCGGAGTTGTTTATGTCTCAGGGTTACGTGTTGAGCTGTCAAAAAAAGAGGTGGTGGTCAGTGATGGCGTTCCCTGCGGCTTGTACTTAGATGTGGTACGCCAAGGCAGCGCACTCTCTCGTTGGGAAAACATAGCAACGGTAAAAAGCTCAAAAACAGAACTCAGTAATTACGTTGATGAAAACGGTCAACAGCATTACATCGCCCGACTTGCTGGCATTGATTCTCATGGCAATGTTACTGATTGGCGCGTGTGGGATGTTATCACTCAGCAACAAGCTGAAGCTGGTGAGGATGAACACCGTAGCCTATGGAGTGCAAAACGAGTCTTTCAGTCTGTCGCGTCATACATCAACAAGAACGTTAAGAATGCCACTAAAACAGCCTCCGGTTGGATGAGTGCAAGCGATAAGAAAAAATTAGACGGGATTCAGAGTGGGGCTCAAGTCAATGTAGCAACTAACTTGAGCGTGTCTCGCAACGCCAATTCTCAAACGGTTAATAGCTCTACGGGTAAAGATGCCACTTTAAGTGCCGCAACAACATCGAGCGCCGGGGTGATGACCGCAGCAGACAAGAAGAAGCTGGATGGCATACAAGCTGGAGCGCAAGCGAATATCGCAACTAACTTGACGGCATCTCGCAATGCCACAACTCAAACGATCAAGAGTTCTACAGGTAAAGATGCGGTTTTAAGTGCCGTGACGGCATCTCATGCAGGGGTAATGACGGCAGCAGATAAGAAAAAGCTCGATGGAGTTGCCACTCAAGCTACGAAAAATCAAACAGACGCACATTTAAAGAACCGAGCTAATCATACGGGCACTCAAGCGATTTCTACTATTAGAGGTTTACAAGAAGCACTCAGTAGTAAATCAAATACAAAGCGGTCAATTTTGTGGAATGGAAGAGCGCCAGGTAATACGAAGCTAAAAACGTCAGAGCCTATTACAAACTTCGACTTCTTGATAGTGACAGCCGAAGGTGGTTATGCAGCAGCGTCAGGGCTAAGTCTGAGCGCGATTGTTGATGTTCAATTAGCAATGGAGCTGGGCCAGTTTTATGTCATCTTGCAGAGTGATGGCAAGTACGGGTTTACCTTGACATGTAAAGAAGTTCAATCAGTTAGAGGTGGTACTTCTCTAAAATACTATGGTGTGACCGCCTATTCAGGTCAGCATTATTTGAGAAAGATTGTGGGCGTTAAGGTGTAAGGCATGGATAAAGAGAAAATATATGGATTAGTGGGAACGGGGTGCTTTCAAGTTATCGGAGGTACCCCTCCGCATGGATGGATAGAGATCCCTTCACCACCCGAAAAGTTGCCCGCTGTCTTGCAATCAAATGGCATATGGACATATCCAGATGCAGTTTCTGGTAGAGAAGAGCCAGCCATTTTTGCTGAAGCAGAGAATCAGTGGGTGGCACATGAAATGGTATATGTGGATAGACAAGTCACATTACATGAAGACTCCGATCCTCGTTCTACACTAACTGCTTCAGTTTGGAGAAGTTACCGGAGAGCGCTGCGCGACTATGTAAAGGATGGTGTAGTAACGATGGCCATTCGACCACAACGCCCTACAGAGAACTCCATGACAATTGAAGGCCGCTTATGACTTGGCACTTATCCCCATTAAATTGGCCAAGTTACTCGCAGAGCATTCAAACCAAGACTGAGTCAGTGACAGACGCAGTCGGCGCCGTAATGAATGAAGCGATTAACCGGTTAACCAACCATACAAGTGACGCCAATTACGGGCGTCACTCTTTAAGTGAAGAGGCGAGCGCTTTGCTTAAGCTGCGTAGTGAACTTCAATCCTTACTTGTCTCAGGAACCGTACTTACAGTGTCGCCATATCAGTTTCAAGTGGGGACCCGTTTGGACTCGGGGTGTTATCTCAATCCTAGTACTGCAATTAAAACGTTATCTAATAAGCTGCGGGATTACGCTGATAGGCACCGACCAAATGGCCATCTTCATGGCATTGCGATAATGGTAACGGCCTCTCAATTGAATCAATTCTCTCGGCAGCTCATTGAGCTTACATCATTGTTTCCAATGCCTGAGTGGTGCCAAGTAGCTAGGCAAAGTCATGCTTTAAATACCAATGACGTTGATAAGTTCCATCAACCTGCAGCGATCGCTCTACCACGCTTTAAGCCGATGGCTTTACTCAACGCTAACCCATTACATGATGCTTTACATTGGCAAGGTGCCCAAGTAGCTACGCTAGAGTCATTAGCAGACGATGACCATCACGTAATTGACAAGTTGCAGTTACTAGCAGCGAAACGCAATAAAAAGATGGAAGAAATCAAGGCTCAGCTCAACGCCCTGAAGAACTTGAAAGGAAGTATCTATGCATTCTCCGTGGAGGGCAATGCGGAAAGTATAGCGACACGATTGAATCAAGCGGGAACGCCCAACAATCATCAATTTACATTAGCAAGCTTATTGCTTAGCTATGAACCTATGACGTTTTTTGAGGAGCTATTATGCTAGCTCTAGATGGTGTGCCAATTAACTTAGACTCAATGACCGTTGAAATGTCCATGGAGTTTAAAGACCAGGACATGAGTGGGCAGTCTTCTGGTACTGATGTGGCAGAGCAGGGTGACAAAGGCAAAAAGCTTACCTTTAGTGGTCGTGTTCCTTTCATTCGTATAGAAACACTGACCCAACTTTATGCGTTTGCTTCAGATAAAGATGAGTCGAATGCTAGGCGTATTTATCGAATCGGCAATGACATTGCGCTCGCACTTAAAATTCGCAATGTGAAGTTCACTGGGCGTATTCAAGCAAGAGAACATGAAACTCTACAGGCTTGGAATGTTTCTTTTGAGCTTCGGGAGTACAACAGTGTTGCCGAACAAAAAGAGCAGCGGATTAAAGCGCAAAGCAAGCCTGAGCAGCGAGAAAATACTCGGCTGAAACAGGCACTCATCACCGCAGAGGAGGCGACTCAATGAAGTTAGAGAAGCGCTTGTATATAAGCGGCGAAGAAGTCAAATTGGCAAGTAACATGGTGAGCTTAAAGCTTTCTTTGGGTAGTGTGGCCATCTTTGAAATTGAAGCAACGCAACCCCTGAAATTATTCGAGCCGGTGCGTTTTGATATTGGATATGAAAACAAAACGTCGCCTTGGTTTGAGGGCTATGTTGATAAAATCCAATCTACAGTCAATGGCTACCAAAAAATCACAGTAAAAGAACTGACAGGTATTTTGAGTAAACGTTGGTCTCTCAGCTTAGAGCATCCAAATGCCGAGCAAGTTATTGATGCGCTCTCTCACCTTACTGGTCTTGAGTTTAATCTGCCTAATAAAGAATACATGAAGACCGCGATCCCAAACTTTGTTTGCCAGGGAACGGGTTATCAATGTTTAGATCAGGTCGCTAAGGCTTTTTCTATTCCTGACTGTGTTTGGTTTCAACATACTGACCAGGTAGTTTACTTTGGCTCCTATCAAGATAGCCATTTCAACGGCAAACCAATGCCACTACCTGAAGAGTTTACGAGTCGTCAAAATGGTAACAGTGTCACCTTTGTTCCGTTTCCTATGCTTAGACCAGGTCGTGTTGTGAATGGTAAGCGAGTTAATCGGGTTGACTTAATACAGGATGATATGACCGCATATTGGAAAGCTGAGCAGTCTGAAGTCATACCTAAAAAGCGAGAAACACTACAGCATTTTCCTGAATTAGCTGCGGGCTTTCACTTACCAAAGTTCGGGCGAGTCGAAACGGTCAGAGACAGTGCGACGGCGGGTAAAGTATCTGACCCATTTCGGCCAAGACTCTCTGTTGATGTGCAAGTTCTAGATGAGAATTTGCAACCAGATAGTAACGTACCGGTTTATCGCTCGATTCCACTGCCGGTTAACATGAGCGGACATGAGTCCGGATTGTTAGCGTATCCATTAGAAGGGACATTGGTTGAAATTGCTTTCGCTTATGGTCGAAGCGATAGACCCATCATACGTGGCGTTTATGGACGTGAATATGCGCTTCCCTCAATAGAGCCTGGTGAACAACTACAACAGCAACGTGAAGAAGTGAGTTATCGAGTCGATGCCGCAGGAAATACAACACTGCAGACTGACCAAACTCAAAATCAGAGAGCGTTTGGTAAGTTAGACCAATTTGAACGGTATAAAGGTGAGTTTGGCCAGCATCAGCTTTTTGTAAATGAGCACAGCACTGAAGAAGTGAATGGTAAGAAGCTTATTGAAGCGCTTGGCGCTATTAATTTGTTGTCAGGAGATGATCTGGTGTTAGGAAGCTTGGGTAACATGCAAACGGCTACCGCTGGCGAACTGATTGAGACCATCGGAAAAATTCGCCGAAGTATTGCCGCTGAGCACCAATGGCTGCAATCACCTAAGACTTGGATAGGCTCTAAGCAAGAGAATGTGTTGATTCTGTTATCGGAGTTAATGCAGGTGGTTAAAGAATTGGCCGACACTTTAGCAACGCATACACACAGCGGTGTAGCATCAGGACGAGCAAGCACCAAAACACCAGTGCAAGCGAATGATATTACTGGTCATGGGGAGGATAGTGAGAAGTTGAAGGGAAGACTCGATCAAATAACACAAGTGAGCTAG